ACACCCGGGGCGCCATTGCCATGAACGGCAATGCGGGCGACGAGCGACCCACTCCAGAAAGCAAAAGGGCTTTGCAACCAGGAGAAGGATGTGTCATAAAACGTGTCAGCTATGCGAGCATAAGGAGTGGCTGAGTTGTCAGACTCATGATGGAAACGTTTCATCAAGTCAACAGGACCACGGGTGGTGTCTGGGTCGACCATACCGTGGTGGGCTTTCTGCGTCGACGGGGCAACAGGTTTGAAAACATTGCCGAAAAAGTCGCGCATACAAGCTTGGTCGTGGGCAACCTTAGTGATGACCCGGGTGGCCGTCTCCATAGGACTACGACCACCTTGGCCAGTCTGGGTGCTCAGCATCTGAGCACGCGTCTTGCCAGGCGCGGGGGCAGCCTGTACATAAGCGTCAACCCAGTTGACAGGTTTGTCACGCATGCCGCTAAGGACTGCACCGGGCGCTCCAGCATACCAAATCTCACAAGTGACAGGAGCAGCGGTTGCCAAAGACTGGGTGCTGACGGCACGAGTGCACTGAAGGTGCAGGGTGCCGAGGTAGCCATTATCAGCAGTGTTGTCAGGGCCAGAAGGATCGCCGCAAGGAATCTGGGCGTTAGCGTTTTGGTACTCAAACTGCATGGGGAGGAAAGTAATTCCTTTAACGTCAATCTCCTTACTGCGAATGTCTCCAACTTTGTTGTCGGGGATAACAGTGGCCACCACGTTTTGAAGGAATGTGCCACAGCGAACGGAGAGAGTCTGGATATCTGTGCAGTAAAACACAAAGCAAAAGTTCATGGGACCATGAAAATGGCTATGGCGCATGGCATAAAAGCCAAGGGGGCCACCGACATATGTGACGCCATCGATATAACGACACATAGTGGGCCAAATGAGGCTTGACCAAATGACATCGTCTTTCGCGACATTAGCGGGGATCACGAAAGTTTCGAGCAGAGCTGGGATAGTGAGGATATCATCCCACTCAGGCTGGGGTTTAGCCTCCGACATCATACGGTTGTCAGCAGAAACATAAGCCGGTTTGGCAGCCATCCAACAAGATTCATGGATGCCAGTCGCCATGCAATGGTCATTAGCGGTGGTGAGACGCACAGGTTGCACTGTAGCGTTCTCCATAGGTTTGTCGAACGCGGCCAATTCAGCTAACGGGCCGAGGTCACCAACGAAGCTGGTGACAGTCTTCACTGCGGACATAACACCATCGAGGATACCGGTGCTTGCTTTGGAACCAGCCTCCTCCTGGGCACTCTGATCACGGGCTTTACCTCTTGAGACAATTGTGGGTGTTTCCATAGGCGAACGACCACGCTCTTCGTCAAGGGCAGGTGCTGCCTGAATGCTAGGGCCGGAAGTTTCGGCATCAGTCAAAGCCGCTCTCACAATAAAGGGAATAGACACAGGAGGGGCAGTGCTATTGAATGTGAGTTGTGCACAGACACCAATGATAAGTGTACCATTGGCATCCTCGGGCCAAGTGCCAGCTATCTCGTAAAACGTGCGATTGGTGACAAAGGGCAGCACAAAGCTAGTGGCATTAGACGAGTTAGCGAAAACCGTCCAGTGTTTGGCATTCTGAATAAGGTACTCATCAGTGCGCCAAGCAGTGCCAGAGATAACTCTGCCTGCGGCGGGCAGCCAATAGAAGCGAAGGCCGCCAGTGCAGTATATATTACCAGCGACAGACACGACAACGGATACTTTGTTCTCCATGTAGGTGAGAGCTGATAAAGTGCTGGACACCTTAGGGATTGCACCAATAAGTGCAGTGGGGAACTGGAGAGCGGTGTAACGGATACCTGGACCATCAGCAGTGTTCCATGTGCCAACATATAAGGGATAAGTGCGACCCAATAACTTGTCGGCGTCAAAAGGCGGGAAACAGTTGAGCCCGTGTGGAATGGAATCACCACCTGGGGTCAAACGAGTAGTTGACACACTGGCGTCAGCGACAATTGTGGTGAGCTTATTGCCGATCTGAACACCCTTAACAGGGTCAGATTTAGTGAGGGCTTCGTCATTGAAAATACCACTAGTAACAGTTTCACCAAGTGGGTCTCTAGAAGTGACGGAGGATGACACAGACTTGGGCGCACTGAGAGATTGGTTGCGGGCAAAGCCTGGGGTGACAAGACGATGGTCACAATTCATGTCACACACATGTCCGGTGGGAGGCGGAAGACAATATGCTTGGTCATGGGCCACGCCAGGGAGGAGCTCATAGTGCACTCCACCATGGCGGTGCATCCAATCACGCATGCATGCGGCATACGTGACCGTGCTGTGGGGGATACCATTAAGCTTGAGGTGCAAGTTTATGCGAGGTAGAACTTCCTCAAAAATGGGTTGGCCAAGCTTAGACCACTCACGGAGACAAGCATCTGCAATGAGCGCTGTGTCGGCCTTAGGGTCGACAGTCTTACCACGAATAAAGCGATGAATGTGCTCAAGGGTCTCGGAAATCAAAGGATTGTGGACTCGACCATTAACATCAACCCACTCAAGGCGTTTGAGCCAAGCTGAATTGGCCTTAGTGGAGTACTCGGTCATCTCAGTGCCTTTGGAGCCTGGACCATGAACGTGGCCAAGCAGGGCACTAGCAGTACGAACTGAGAAGTTGGTGAACTGGGGAGTCCCAGTCTGGGAATGTCCATCATCTCCATAAGCATAAGTCGAAGTGTACTCGTGAAAAAGGTGGGAAATGTCATTACCCTCTGAATCCTTGGGGTTGGAAATGATCCAGGCGGTTTCGAGGAGTGCGTCACTATCCACGCAATTGAAAGCAGTGGTGAGGAAGTGGACTGACAGCATGCCATGAGCGACATACAATACCAAGCGCCCGACAATGAGCAAACAGATGCGGGACCAGCGAGCAGGTATGCTCAGTATATCCCAATCTAAGAAGGGGAAAATAGTGAGCGACAAGTTGATGACAACTTGCTCGCTGATAGAACTATACGCACTGCTCTTACGAGCGTCGTAGTTATCAGCGTCGACGTCGACAGAATCAGGGAAGCGAGCGTCAGAGTTGTGCTTAACCTGACCATCAATGCCATCAAGGTCTATGCCGAGACCCATATGATTCATACCACGACCTGAGATAAGGATCGAGGGAATGGAGAGGAAGAAGCGGCGCATAGCAATGAGGTGTAGGAAAGGGAATGTGGTGGTGACACGAGCATTCTTCCCAATTTTGCGGAGCTCCTCTTTAAGAGCAGCGACAGCGCGAACCCAACCCATCTTCTTACGCATAACATCGTAAACAAGATTATCCAAGAGGATCTGATACTGGAGTTTGAGAGACATAACTCCATCCTCATCGATGTTCAAAGTCTCTTTGCGGAGCTTTTTGAGCATCTTGATCGGGGGGTAGCCAAGAGCTTTGCGCCAATCCAGCTTAGGTATGCCAAGTTCAGGCACACCGTTGAGAGCCTGGTGTGTGGACCAAATCGTTTCGCGAGCTTCAAGAAGCTTCGGGTCACAATACTGGCGAAGACGAGCTTCAACATTGACGGCGGCGCGTTTATACTTGGCAAAAGTGTCAGGATCAGGGACGTGATCATGCGCTTGGTACTTAGTGTACGGCTCAGTGCGTTGCCATATAGGCGATGGTGCATAGGGAGTACCATCGATGGTGCGAGTTTCACCGGAACCAGGGTGGGTATAAGTGAAACCTTCGAGAGCGCCACTGATCATGGCAGGTCGGATAGAGCTCTTAGTGTTCATAAACTGAGTGTCGGCGACAGAGAGCTCTCCAAGGACATAAACGTTAGGGACGAAATCCTTGGTGGTGGGGGCGAACTCAGGGAGGGACTGGAGGCGCACCAGGGTGAGCACGCCAGCCGGGCAACGCTCAATGAATTTAGCGACATTCTCCTGGGTTAAAACAGCAGCAGCCGTGCGATGATCACCTTCAAACAAGGACGTATGAATGTAACCAACAATGGCAGCACCGCGGCCAACGCGATGATTTGTGGTGTAATAGGGCTGACCACAGTGACCGTCAGCTGTATCAGCTGCGGCTTTAACCGTCGCGCCTCGCGAGTGACCACGAGTGTGATCATACCATGAAATGGCCTCGGTGTCACCAATGGGGAAAGGTGTGAGCTCAGTGGGGCGAGATTTCTCAACAAGTTCACCGGATATGGGGAAGGGCACAATGGGCCTGTTCATCATGATCATGCCAGTCATGCTAGTCGGGGTGGTGTTGGCGAAAATGAGCTTATCGCGGATATCTGGGCAACCAACAATGGATTTAGGCAGAATGAGCCATGCAAGGTCTTGCTCAGAATCGAACCAGACCTGTACGAACACGGAGTTCTCCTCAGACTTAAGGGGGTCAGCAAGCACCTTAATAGGGTACTTAGCTGCAATCATGCCACCGAGGGCGATATGAGTTGCACCATTAGTGAACACGTGCTTCACAGTCACAGCGAGATTGCCGACAATGCGAAGCATAGAGAGAGACATCTTCGCGTTGGGCTCGATGACTTGTATGGGGACCACATTGTCACGAAACTTACGAAGTATAAACTGGTGGGACAATCCTTGGGGGAGGTCAGTGGGAGCATCCTCAGACTCAGCTTGATCTTTCGCTTTAAAGCTAAGACTAGGTAAGACATCGGATGTGGGCTTTCGAGCAGTCCTCATACCAGTGTTGGTGTAGGCAGCTTGATCGCGACCAGGCCTACCAAAACTGTTGGTGATCATGGTTATGAGGTTTATCACAAACAGACCTGTAGTGACAGCGCCCATTGTGAATATGAAACCCTTGACAGCAGTAGCGGCAAAGCTATCTTCCTCCTTAGAGTACACGCCACTAAGGAGTGTGAAATAAGGCACCTGAGGTGCACTGAGATCAGGATTCTCGATGACCCAGTGAGCTAAGGCGGAGTGGCCCTTTTCAACAGCGTCGTCGTCCCACGCACAACAAGGACTGTATGCGTGGCGATAACAATAGTTATCGTACATGCAGCAGTGATTCTTGAACATGAACTTCTTGTCTTTGAACTCAAGGAGTGTGGCCGGGGTCCACTTGCTAGGGGGCACCTTGATATCAATCTTGGCGGGCACAGGCTCAGCAACCATTTCTCTCCACATCGTGGGAGCGGTGAGTGGTTTGCCATCGCGTAACATGACCTGGGTCGATAACTCGAACTCATAGATGGACTTAGTATGCTTCATGTATTTGATCATACGCTTAGCAAAAGCTGTGTTGTCAGCAGCCGACGCGGATTTATTATACATCCACTTAGCAAGCTCATCATCAGATGCACTTGTCCTGAGGGCCTGCTGTTTCGCTTTCTTGTAACCGATACCGATTATCTGAGGGACACCAACTGGTTTCGGGTTGGGATTCGTGAGGTCAGAAGAAGGCTTGAACGTGCGAGGAGGGGGACTGACTATGACGGCAGCAGGATTGGGGACATAAGTCTGAGAAAGGCTTGCCATAGACGATTCAAGAACGCGCGAGTTATTACACACGCGATTATCGACTTCAGCAAGCATATCAACCCACTGGGTGAAATTGCGATGGACACCATTGTGGTCAATGATATCCCAGCAGAGGTTGAGGTGTTCTTGAGGATTGACAACCGGAACCTTATTGGGGTCGAAATGACCATGAGAGTCCATGCCATAAGGCAGAGGCACGAAAGTGTGGTCCCCGCCAATGTAACGACGAGGAATAGGCTCAGCCGAATTGGCTGGAACCACAATCTGGATGTTGTTGGCGACACCACAGAACCTGAAGTTCTGGTAGGTTTGACCCTTCTTGGGAGCAATAGGATCATCCTGGAGAATAGGAGTGCCAGAGCCAAGTTTACCAATATAGGAGAAAGTCTGGATGTGGCCAGCAGGATCGACCATAAGGAAAGCGTCATCAATGAGCAAAAACCGAGCCTCAAGAGGGAGTGGAGCTTGGAAGTTTATGTCAGGGTCATACACGACCGACAGCTTATTGAGGTCACCAGCGATACCCTTGGATTTGGCAAGAGCAGCAACAGCATAACGGTAGGCCGTAGTCTTACCACAACCTGAGGGACCTTTAATACCGAAGATAACGGTAGGCGAGCGCATATCAGTGTACTCGGCAGAACCAGCATTATTGGCAACCCAACGGTCAGTTGCAGTGATCATCATACGAAGTTGCTCAAGATTGTCTTTAGGGACATTGGCTGCAATGGCAGTTGCCAAGACGGACTCAGAATGAATGATGAGGTACTTGCAGTTTACAACATCGGAACGAGTTGGGTTTTTCATTGCGACATACTGAGAGAGCTTGAGAATGCAATCAGCAGCAGAATCAATGGCAGCGCGTTGGGATTGATCAAACCAAGGTCTGCCAGTGACTAATGTCCACACAGCGTCAGCGGCAAGACGCACCATCTTCAAAATAAAGAGGGCGAAATGCTCAAAGTTGCGTGCGAGGGTGAACGCAACATTGGCACCAATCATGAGCTTAAGGAGATTGTTGGGGATGATATCAGGAATCCACCCAACTGCGAAGTAATGGACAGCAGCGACAACAGAGCTCATAGACCCTATAAGGTCTGAGTCATCAGGCTCTGGGGCAGGTTGGTCGGTGGCACGCACGAATCGTTTCAGAATTTGTTTCACGAAAAGTGCGACACCGTCAACCATGGCGGTGCGAAGAACTCCTTGGGTGTAAGCCATGCGGATGTTAGAGCACAACCAAACGGCCTGGTTATCACACATAGCAAGTGGGATAACCTCAAGGAGGAGGAGAAGGAAATCTTTCACACTCTTTGGCAAAGCCGCAAAAGTGGCGTGATTCCAAATGTCGTTGAGACCATCTTTCACATGTGTCATAGCATTCTTGGTTCCATCAGAGATATAACCGGGAATGGCTTTAGCAGTAGACACCATGGAGTCCTTGGCGCTAGTAGCGGCGTCAATGGCTTTAGTCATGAGAGTACGATCCTCTTTAGAAAGCTGGATGGGGTCATGATGAATGGTCTTCATGTCCGTGACAGTATCCTTAACCTTCTCAAACCAAGTTTTGTGCTCCTCAGAAAGAGGGGCCGAGGGATCGAAGAAGGTCTCATCAGAATCGGACGAAGGAGGGGTGTCGTCGGGTGGAGGAAACTCAATGAGAGACTCATCAAGTTTCACATCATGAGCGTTATACGCTGCTTTAAGAAGCTGGTAAACGTACATGGTGTTCTTATACTGATGGGGAGTTGTGTCAGTGTTATAGACATTCTGAAGGTACACCGAAAGAATTGGGTAAAAACTGGCACGAGCGGCCCAATCGGCGAAGAACGCGTCACGATCTTTAAAACCAATACGGTGGGCGGCAAGAGGAAGTTGGCGTTTGCTTATGAGATCACAAACGGCAGAGTACGGGTAATCCTCAGGCTTCATATCAGCAGATGATTGCGCTTTAGGCCCAGGGAGGACCGATGCGGGGACGGGGGCCGACGAGACAGAGCTCGATGCGACCGGGGACGTGGGGGCCGACGAGACAGAGCTCGATGCGACCGGGGATTTAATTGAGATAGTGATAGGAGTGCTTGGGGCAACACTGGGCGTGGTAGAACCACTGAGAACAGTGTTAGTAGGGGTAGCGGGAGTTGAAGTAGCAGAAGACATTTCGTGGGAAATAAGATACGTTTAATCTTATAGTTACTTGCGGGGGCCGTTTCTACCGGTATAGTCATTTCTTCTTCACAACCGGGTTCGACGCGGGTTGCTAGATAGTTAGAAGTTGACGACTTCATGGGCTCTCTACACGATCAGGAACTAACGCAGATCGTGAGGTTCTTAGGGTTGAAGGGCTGGCACAAGGCCAGCCATTCTCTCCGGGTGAATGATAATAAGCACAAATGTGCATTCACCAATCCTTAGCAAAAGAGAATACTTGGGGATTCAGCGGCAGGGTTCAATATAGAACCACCTTTAGGAGGAACAGCTTAAGTGAGCTGCTCACAATATAGTGAGATTTTTGTTGTTATTTCAAGGGGCAGTGTACGTTACAAATTCGATTTGTCCATCCAAAGTTGGGATGTATATGGGCTAATAGCAGTGTTAATGCTAAAGACACTGGTGTTTTATGCCAGGGACAAAATTGTTTTATCGGGTTAGGGCTTTAGTATGGCCTACCCGTCCGTCCGGAATAGGAATGGATCGAATAAGGCTCGCGTATGGGTGACTAGGACCAACGCTCGAGCTTGATTGGGACATGGCGTTATCTGAGCCTTTAGATAATCTAATGGTTTTCGATAGTATATATGGTGGTAAATATAGCGAAGGAAAATAAGGGCGGGGGCGTGAGCCCCCCGCGCCAGGGCGATGTACCAGCGAAAGCTGGTGGAAAAGATAATCATACATCGTTTGATTTTAAGTCAAGTTGTCTTTTTCGGGAACAACAACAAACAAATCGGATCGATTTGGTAATATTCAAGTGTATAAAATGGTATATGGTTACTGGTGAGAGTGTTTGGCGCGATGGCTCAGCTACGGATCGAAAAGGGCGGGAGGGTCAAAATGGCCTGAATAGGCGATATGACGCGACGGCTCAAATGGGGCAGTTAGCGAGTAAAGTGGGTGACACAACACTCTGGTGTCGGGGCTAGCATTAGGGATTCATCATAAGGGTAATATGAGATTAAAAGGAGGGCTGCTAGGGCCT